TGATAATTACGAACATCATCAAAAACAAACTCTACAGAACCTTTCTTTTCCAATGCAGTCTTGCGTTTCTCCAAGTCCTTAAAGAAACCCTCTGCAATCTCTACACCAACATAGTGTGCATCTGGGGCATGGTCTTCATTGTACTCCATGACTGCCTTGGTAACCTTACCAGTACTACACCCGATATCAACAACGTTGGTATCATTCTCAACAAAGTAACGTGAGAATGAAATTACATCGTCAAGAAGATCACTGTATCCACGAATAGACCAGTTGATATGTTCATCAAAACCTTCTTCTCTATGTGCAAATGTAAAGTCAGCCATTATATTTCTCCAATACGTTAGTAAACACAGCCTCGGCTATTGCTTTCATCATAAGTGGGGGAACCATTCTCCCAATTCTTTCTGCTTTCTTTCCATGTCTGCCAGTCAATATGAAATCGTCTGGGAGAGACATGATTCTCTTCAACTCGGCAATCGTAAACTTTCTAGGTTCAATCCAGTGACAACCACCAGCCCCAGTTTCACCAGCACCTGTTGCAGTTACAGTTGGTGATGGATGAAACCTAGAACACCGTTTTACATTAAAGTGATGCCCCTTTGGATGATAATCTGCACCTGTCAAAACTTTAGGTGGATCAAGTGGCATAAGTGCAACAGTATCCTTATAGTGTGCTGATGCGGTCCACCGTTTGATTAGATAATCTACTTCTTCTTGATCGTACTCCAAACCTTCAAATGCTTCCTCAAGTGAGATAACTTTACCGTCACCTTCTGGAAAGATACTAGAAATATTCATAAAGGTCAGACCAACATCCGCAGTTACATCCTCTCGTACACCAATAAAAATGACTCTAGTCCGTGTCTGTGGAACACCATAGTTTACAGAATTTAAAACTTTTGCAGATACATCATAACCAATCTTCTCAAAAGTATTTGTGATCTTGTTGAAATATTCCTTGGCCTCACCCATAGTCAGACCTGCCACATTCTCTGCAACAATAACCTTGGGTTTGATGTATTCTGCAATTCTTAGAAATTCAAAGAATAAGTCTTCGATGTTTTCTACCATCTTGCCATCTGAATATAGTTTTGTCTTACCCCATCCATCAGAGTGTTTACCACCAGCACCATGAGAGAGTACACCAGCCACAGAGAATGCGGAACAGGGTGGTGAACCATCAAGAATATCAAGTTCACCAACACCAATACCAGCAACATCAAGGAAATCTTTACCAGTAAGTTCCTTAATGTCGCCAGGTAGAATTGGTGTGTCTGGATAATTTTCGTGATAAGTTTTTTGTGCCTCTTCAACAAATTCATTGACACAAAGTATCTTACCACCAGCAAGACGGTATCCTGTAGAGGAACCGCCTCCACCAGCAAAGGTAGAGATTACACTGAACTTGTTTTGTGAAGACGCATCATGAACGTCTTTAAGAGTATATGATTTGTACATAATCTAGTTATATCACGCCGTAATTATAATGTCAAGTATCTTTCTTTTTACCAATCGAATACTTAGTCTCTAAAGTCCACTCGTTCTTTTCTTTATAGGATAGTACTTTAATTTGACTTAGAGGTGCAACCTCACCAAGTTCACCAACAATATTTACAAGTCCCCAATCCTGTAATAGATTGGCAATTGTATTACGTCTTGCAATATCATTACTTGCAATACTTGTTTGTTTTCCATCGAGGGCGAATAATTCTTTGAAGTGGGTTATGAAATAGCGCCCTTGCTTGTGCAGTATATGTGCCGACTGATAAAGTGTTCGTTCTTTTCTTGAAGCAACACCAATGCGGGAAAGTGTCTCACGCACCTTTAGAAAGTCATCTGGTTCCTTAAGAGTAACCTCAAGCATCTGCTCCTGTGTCCAATTAATATGTTCTTCTTCACTCATTTTCTCACTCCACCTTTATTTAATTTTTGTTTTATGGTGGCGATTTGTTCATCCGTTAGAATATCAAGAGCCTGCTTTGCCTTTTCGTTACTGTAACCGTAATACTCTTTTACATCCTCTAGATTATCTAGTTTATTCGCCTTCAACCAAGGAGTAAAACGTTTCCTTGACCGTACACTATTTAGTAGAAAGTCGAACTGTAGTTTCTTATCTAGATGTGGTAGTTGGTTAATCTCATTCACCAACATGATTGTATCTTGAAACGGATAAACACACTTATTTACGATAAATGGTGGATATTTTTTCTCCCAATCCTCATCGTCACTGTCTAGAAGTTTTTCCTTAGTATGATTAATAGCATTAAGATAGTCCTTCAACTCTGGCATAAAATTGTTCTTCCCTATTCGCATCCTCAATCATGAGAAGTTCATCTCGTAACTTCTCATCTGTGAGGCTCATAATATTATCAAATCTTGGAGATGGAATAACACAGAACATGAATGCCAAGTTCTCTGCTTCCTCACCAATAACGTCTTTCACAATATCTCTATTATCTAGGGATATTGTTTTGGGTTTGAAGTATGCGGTTCCATAGACTGAATGAAATAGACCAGCATCACAAACATGAAGTGGAGCGAACCCCTCATCTAGAATTTTGTATGTCCCAATCAAATGTTCTAGAAGGGTTCGTCCACTATGCATTGTCTCACCACATCCAATCGACTCCAGAAAGTCAATCTTTGTAGAAATCAAGTCTATCGACATTTGCAGACTCCACATAAAGTTTGAACACTACAACGTTGCGTAGTTCATAACAATACTTAGACACTGGCATTGCTTGGTGGTTATTACTTGCAGGGAAAATCAAAAGACGATTCCCAACGTAGTTAGAATATTCTGCAATGTTTTTTCCTTCGTCATCCCAAATTGCAGTACCACCAAGCCACTCTGGTTGCCAGTCCATGCGAGGATAATACATCATAGTAAAGTCACCATCATCAAAATGCATGTGTGGCTCTACACCAAACGTATGTGCGTTCATGTATAGACGTTTCCATCCTACAATGTCAAACCGTTCCTTCAGTTTGAGTTTGTATGCTGCAGCATCCCAAATAGGAAGAAGAAAGTCATATTGATTATTCCGAACCTCTTCCTCATCATGACCACAAAGAACATGCCAATGTGGTTGAATACCAATTTTTTGATTGGAGTGATAATCATACTTCCAATGAGTTTTTCTACTCTCAATATCAATCAGTTCTGCAACATGCGGTTCTAGTAGATTGTCAAAGATTTCACAAATCATTTGAACTTCCCCCTTGCCATAATCTCAGTCAGACACGCCACCATATTAATTTCTGGGTCTGCAACAAAAGCATTCTTATACTGGTATTCACCAAGGATGATAACCACATGAGGAATAGTAGAAGGCTCCAGATAATCATACATGCTATCATAAACAGCACGAAACATAGTGACAGGATCGTTATCAATATTATCGACAACCCATTTACGAACATTCGTGAACTCCTTGTTCTTCATCATTCCCATGAGGTCTTTGATATTCTTCTCACTCAGATTGACGAGAATACCAGCATCAATTTCACCAGAGACAGAATACCTCTGCAACTCATTTAGGATTCTTCTCCAATCAGGAAAATGAGTGTTGATGAGTTCTGCAACCACCTTCTCATTATATTTAATCTCATTCTCTTTCAGAATTGAGATTGCACGTTTGAAGAACTGACCAGCAAGACCCACCTTCTCACTCTTGGGAATAGTAAAGTCCACCACACCGCACCGTGAGTGTAGAGGTGCAATCAGTTTATTCTTGTAGTTACAGGTGAGAATAAATCCACAGTTACTATGAAACTCTTCCATGAACCCACGAAGGGCTGGTTGAGTTGACTGTGGATTTAGATAGTCTGCCTCGTCCAGAATAAGATACTTGCGTCCACCCTCAAGAGAGACTGTAGACGCAAAGTTCTTAATCTTGGTTCTAAGTACATCAATACCAGACTCCTCAGAACCGTTGATGAACATATAGGTAGCACCAATCTGTTCTAGCATTGCACGGGCAGCAGTTGTCTTACCCACGCCTGGACCACCTGCAAGAATCAGATTGGAGATATCCTGTTTATTTACATAAGACTGTAGTTGTGATTTTAAAGTCTTAGGTAGAATGCATTCATCAACAGTCTTTGGGCGGTATTGTTCAACCCAAAGAAATGTATCAGGCATTATACTTTGACTCCGGCTCTAGAGCAATCCAGTACTCGACACCTACAGCAGAGTTTACAAAGTGACTGATATTCTTAGATGACACTTCGACATCATACGAACCAGCAATAAGTTTTAGGTTCTCTGTCTTGAACCAGAACTTATAATCCACATCTGTATCATTTGCATCAAGACCAGTTTCATATGCATTTGCAGTATCGTTCTTCTTGTCAGTAACCATCAGACTACCATTGATAAGTGCCATATCAGGAGCACCAATAACTGATGCAGCCTTCTGGATTTCACTCAGAGTATCACTGGATAGATTGAATGTTACCTCAGTCGAAGGCATCACAATTGCCTTGGACGGACTTGTCACAACCTCTGGATCAGAGAACCAGTACTTGAGGTTCTTACGAGAACCTTCCTGCGTGATCGTAACATATGAGTCTTGGAAGTTCAGTTCTGGCTCTTCGAATAGAGAGAGTGCAGATAGAAATTCGTTTAGATCATAGATTGCAAATTCCTGTGGGAAACTCTCTGTCACCTCTGCCTGTGCAACGATGTTCTTCATTGCAGACATGGTGGAGAGAGTATTACCCGTCTTCACCATTAGGTTTTGATTAATTGTAGAGAAATTCTTTAGGATTGAGATTGTCTTCGAAGTTAGTTTCATAATGTTATATACCTTTCGTTCCAAGTGTAACATCACCTATTCTGTTTAAATTTTGTCCATCCACATAATTTAAAAAAGTACCAAGAATGTATTTTGGATTACCACTTTCAATTCTAGCACCATTATGGAGATAAGACCAAGAACAGGGGAAGAGTAACACACCACCAGTTTCAGCATTTGACTTATAGTTAAACTGTGGAAATATAGTATCTCCCCCAACAAAATCTTCATTAAGATAACATATGACAGACAAAAATCTTTTTGCAGAGTCTTTATTGGTAACATCAACATGAAGATCGTGTTGTTGCACGTTATCAGCAAAATATCTTTTTACTCTCAAATGTTCATACCCATGTTTTTTGGGCCATTGCGAATGATGAAGATTTAACTCATCCACATATTTGGAAACAAGTGATTGCAAATCATGCATGAAAGATTTTACATATGGAGTAAAATCTTCATGTTGCATGATATCTAAACGTTGACAATCACAGGCACCACAACTCTTAGTCCCATCTGTTCTGTAACAAAGGGACATTTGTTTTATACGCTCAGTCTCCTCTTCCCACAAACGTTCATACAAATCAATGATATCCTTGCACACTGATTTGTCGATAACATTTGTGTATTTTTTGATAAAAATAGTTTCAGTCATCATTTTCTGATTGGTTAATGTATAGAGCAATAATACCATAGTGAATTACTTTTAGCAAGTCACTTCTGTCTTTACCGTTCTTCTTTCCATATCGTTGTGCATACTTCATGATGTTGCCGATACAGAATCCTTCACCATGACCACCATCAATAATGAACTCTGTAGCCTGAAACTTGTTCTTGCTATAGTGTTCATCATACGTTGCGTCGATATACTTCTTGAGTTCATCCAACGCTTTGTCTTCATCATATTTGTAAGAGATTTTCTTTCTCATATTTTCTCCATAATAAAATGGTGAGGGGGCGAACCCCCTCACCTGTTCAATATTACTTTACTTCAATAAGACGAGGTTTCTTTTCCTCTGGTACTACACGTTCTAGGTCAATGGAGAGCATTCCATTTTCCATCTTAGCACCATTGACAACAATATCGTCAGCGATAGTAAACTTCCTCACGAACTTACGGAAGGAAATGCCACGGTAAATATTACTTGTATCATCATCAGTGGTATCCTTCACAGAACGGATGGTTAGCACACCATCGGCAACCTCGATTTCTAAATCCTCACGGCCAAACCCAGCTAGTGCCATCTCAATGGCATAGTTGTATTCACCTTCCTTTCGAATGTTATATGGGGGGTATCCCGTGGTAGACGAGGGGTTCTTATCAACGTACCTCTTTAGAGTATCAAACATCCTATCATAACCTACTGAATAGGGTGTTAGTTGGTTGATGTTGTCGAAAATTGTTAGTGCTTTATTCATTGGTATCTCCTTTAAAAGCAAGATTAATATGATAACCCATTAGGCGTTATCGTTTATTATATATGGGGATTGAAACAAAAATTTCAACCCCCACACATAATTTTTTTAGAAGGCAACTTCCTCAGTATCCTCAGTAGCAGTATCTTCACTGGTCAGGACACCAGCATCAATCTTAGTGTAGAGGTCTAGGAATGATGCCTTCGTATCTTCATCAAAACGAGCGACACACAGTTCAATGGACTGCATCTTGTCACCAAAGATGGCAAACGCTTTCACAATGTGATCCAGACGCCGAGTTGAGATTACCTCATCAACTCCACCATCAAAGAAGGTCTTGCGAATAACCTCAGCCCAAGTGACTAGGTTCGTTGCGAACTCTTCATCGACAGCACCATACTTCTGCATGGAACCGAGAACAATCTTCTTCTCGACTGCCGCAGAGGCATAGGGCTGTTCCATCGTGAC